TTTAAATCCTTTTCTGTATGTTCTTTAATAGTCATATATCAAATCAAATATAAAGTTAGCGTCTACTCCTGTTTCTTCCATTATTCTTTTTATGTGTTCTACTTTTATTTTATCCGGATTATCCATGTATCTGTCTATTGTACATACTGTAACCTCAAGATCTAATGCAAGACCTGCTCTTATAAATCCTTCTTCTTTTAAAAATTGATGTAGTTTACTTTTGTCTATTGTTGTGTATGGTGCTTTTTTAAATCTATTTACTTTCATAGTCCTAGTGTTTTCTTTGCTTGTTGATAATTATTTAATTGTGCGTCTATTTTACTTGTTTTTGTTTTATTCCATTTATCATTATTCTTAGACCAACGCGCTAATCTTCTCTTTATGTCAAATGTTTTCTGCATTTCAAACTTCATCTTAGTTCCTTTAGGATTTGTTTCTGTCCAATACTCACAAAACTCCTGACATACTTCCGTTGGATAGTTAGAGAAAAAAACTTGTTCCGTAAATTCTTGTAGCCTAATAGATATACTTTTATTTATAGTAGCTTTTTCTTTATTCTTATTAATAGTTCTTTGCTTTCTAGAGGTCTTGTTGTTTAGTAACTTAACAACTTGTTCTTCACTTACTTTATAATGTAGTTTAGCTGGTACGCCCATTCTTTTAACATCTATTAATCCTTTTGATACTAACGATTTAAGACACTTTCTTTGTTGGTAAGGGGTAAGAGTCGTGTCGTTCTTAATATTGTCCTCAGTGTTATAAAAGTATCCTTTAACTAAAAGATTGTTGTCAGTAAAATATATCTCTTTACTGATCAGGTCTGCGAGTAGGACTGCTTCTTTTAATCCTACCCGCTTCGCTACCTCCTTATTTACTACTAAATATGCTGTACTACTTAGTATTCTTTTCATTTTCAAAATCAATTTCTATTATACAATCATAATCAATTAATGCAACTCTTACAAGTTCGGAATTAAAACTAACATTTTTATAATCTGTATTTATTACAACTGTAAAATCTTTCATTTGTACCTTTATAAATATATTGGGATTATCTGAATACTTAACTCCTACATTAAATAGATATGACCTTAATTCTTGATCCGTTTCAAATACTCTACGTTTATTTTTTAACTTACAATAGTCGTTATATATCGTATCAAATGTTTGTTTGTAACCTTTCCAATTATTGTAATAACTTTCATGTTTATTAAAATAACTCAAAATACTAGTACGATCTTTGTTAAAACGAGCTCCAATTATTTCCGGATGTATATTGTGTTCTATTCTAGCAATATTGCTCATAGCTTGCCTACACATTACATGAATTTGTTTTCTACTACTACTTGAAACTTCTGAAATATCAAATCCGTAATTGTTCTTTACTATAGCTAATAATGTAGATAGTGTATCCTTATCTGTTATTCTTGTATATTTCATAATTCAATATTTGGTATTGTTCCATATTTTGCATATTCATATATTATATCAGCGTCTTGTAACATTTGTTCTACTGTACAATCCCCTTTACAAAACTCTACTGCTGATCTAACAGAACTTTGCCTCATTATTCTGTCCTCTTTATCTGTATCAATCACTTGTCCTGTTGCTGATTTGTAAGTCTGTCCGGTTTCTCTGTCATAACTTGTTCCACCATCCCCAAACTTTTGTTCATATGATCTCTGAAAATGCGGTTTAATTTTAGGAAAATCCCCTGCATGATATTCATAACTTACAACCATTCCCTGTTTAAACTTATCTTGATTCTCAAACTTAGACATGTATTGTCCTGCGTCTCCGTTTGTCATTTCTACGTCAAACTTATACATAAGTCCGTATTTACTTTCCCATGTTCCGTTTGATTGTACTTGTTTTACTGTTGATGTTTTTACTTCCATTTTTATATATTTATTTATTTTGCCTACTCTTTAGATTTTCGGCTTCCTCTATAAATGCTCTTTGCATGTCGGACACATTTGTATGTCTTCTAATACTCCAGTTATTTCATCTCCGCAACAAGAGTATTGTATTTCTTCTTCATCTTCTTCCTCCCAATGTTTTTCTATGTTTTCAATAACTTTGTCTACATCTTTTAATGCTTTTATATCCGGATGTTCTTCTTTATTTATTTCGTTTACATATTTTAGTACACTTGCTCTAATCTCATCTATATGCAACCATTCTAATAACTCAAATGCATTAAATACAAGTGTTATATCCTCCCCATGATGATCTTTACCTCTAAGGTATACTTCATTCTCATGTGATTGGAATGTATTAATATCGTGTATTGCTAAGTATCTTTCTTCTGTCATAGTATTACTGGTATTTTATTATTATTATTATATTCTTCTATTTGCCACTCTTTTACTTTTATACGAAAACTATCTCTTAATTGCCAAGCATAATTTTTTAACATGTGACAAAATAGTCTGTATAACTGTAATTCTGTTCCTACTACTACAACCTCAGATCCTACTCTTTTGTAATCAATACAATTTTCTATACATCCATAACCATCGTATCTTGTACTAGCTACTTGTTGTAATGTAGGTTTTAATATCCATTCTTTTGCAATTACCTTTGTATTGTCTAAGTATTTTCCTGTAAAACTACACTTTGTAGGTTTGTTTAGATCTTTTATTTTCATGATAAGTCTTTTATAATTTGTTCGTAATCTTCTGTTGTACATTCCTCATTCCAAATTTCTTCTAAGTGATCTGACTCGTTTAGTATTTCTTCTCCTTCTATATAAACATACATATTAACAACTTTTTCTGGTGTTATTTCTGTTATTTCTGTTTCTGATTTTCCAAAGGTTTCTTGCTCATATTGTAATACTCTATCTATCATTTCAAAAACATCTAAGTCATGTTTCTTAATCCATTGTCTAGCGTTGTAGTGTCCTATTATGTAATAGTCCTCATTAAAAATGTAGTGGTGTAAGTCACAAGCGTAGTGTTCTTGTTCCCAATCTTTCATTTCTGTAAGCCTATCAATAGTGTGTTGATAAAGCTCTTCTGTCATAGTTTTTGTCATAGTTATTTAATTTTAAAATTGTAAAATAAAAAATGATAATACAAATGTTACTATTACTAAAACTCCATAAATTAAGTCTTCATACTTTGTAATATCAAATTCGTTAATTTCTCTAATTGTGTAATTAGTGTGTTTGTTTTTGAATACAAAATTAGCTGTGTCCTTAGCGTTTCTGTATTGTGTGAATCCGGTTTTTTTGTTTGTTATTTTATACATTGTTTTTATTTTTATTAGACAAATATATAAAAAATTATATATATCAGCCAAAGTTTTTAACATTTTTTTTATACTATTGGTGGTTTTATCCATAGTCTTTCGTTCTTTCTTGCTATATGTTTTTTGTCGTTTATATAGTAATTCCAATATGCGACTATACTACATTTGTCTTTATATTGATCAGGCATACATTGGGGTGGTTGTGTGAATCCTGTGTTAGGTATACCTATTGGTGCATTAACTAAAGAATTATTACACTTGATAAAGCTCTTATGTATCTTTTTGTATCTAGTAAAGTATTCTAAATTTATACTTGTAAAGTATTTGAAAAGCCAGTTATAGTTTTGTAAACTTTCTCTAGCCCATTTTGTACTTGGATGATTGTAGTAAGCTTTTTTGTAAGGAACATTATCTCCCTGTTCGTAATGATGGTGTGCTGTACATAACATCTGTGCAGTTTCTAGTATCATTTTTACTACATGCTTGTTATATAAGTATCTTGGCGCTTCGTGTGGATCTTTGTCTAAATAAAATATATTCATATCGTTTGATTTTGATACAAACATACAACAATTATTGACATATCAACAATTATTAACAAAAAATGTTATAAGCTATGTATTGTTAATAAATATAACTATAAATTCATTAGAAGGTTTACCGGTAACGTACCGTTATTTAGTACAACTACACAACCTATTGCGGGTTTTTTACCATACTTAGCGTAAGCCATTGCGTAACTATCATGATCTATACCGCAACCTGTCTGTGTTCCATAAACTCTAAACTTCTTTCCTACATAATGTTCCGTATAACATTGAGTATGTAGGTGTCCTTGTACTGTATTCATCATATCAGCTCTACATTTTGTTCTAGCAGTACCGCCTTCTCCATGAATATATTGTACATTGTCCTTTACATATCTTTCTGTAAACTTCCATCTCGGAACTTCTAGTACTTCTTTGTATGATTTAATCCATTTCTTAGGAATATCGGAGGTTTGAGCTTTACGCATTATCATACGATCATGATTTCCTATTATTACTGTAGCTTTTGGAAATGCTTTATACCATCTAGCAATCCTTTGTATAGCAAGATCTAATTCTACTCCACCACTTAATCCATCCGGATTTGTTTCATGATAGGAAGAATAGTGATTATCTATTATATCTCCTATAAATATAACCTCATTACAATTAAACTTATCGTATTGTTCTATACAAAAATCAAGATATGCGTCTAAGCAAAAGGGCTCATGCAAATCCCCTATGACTAGGACGTTTGAGCTCTCTTGCTTACGCATCTTAATTAATCTGTCAATCTCATGAGGTTTTAACCGGTATCGGTTATTTCTCATTACTTTCTTCTGTTTGGTATTACTTTATCAACGAACCAAATAACTTTGTTAAGTAATGAATTGTCTTTCTCAGAAGGTGTTAATCTAACAATAACTTCTAAGATAGCGATTAAACTCCATATTAGTGTTGTCCAATCTATTTGTGATAATTCCATAATATATATAAATTTAGTTAATATGTCCAAATTACATTCTGTGCTTTGTCTAAGTCCAAATCTACATGGATAAAAGTGTCTGCAACGCCTATTCTTGAGAAACCTGCTAACACTAAACTGTTAATAATAATCCAACGATTTCTACTAGTATTACATTTTATATCAGCCGCAAGACCTTTTAAATGACTACTATTACGACTTGCCTTATATTTTCTACGAATTAGATCTTCATTATAGTCTTTTGTTCTGTATCCGCTTGTTATAACAAAAGGTATTTCTGCTAATCCTCTTGCGTCATCTAACTTCTCTAAAAATTGATAATTCATCATTTGTCCGCTTCCTTCTAATGTAGGACAATCAAACTCAGAATGTTTAAAATATTTAAGCGTCATTATTTTTTTTTACAATCAGTTTTACATGCTCCAAAACATATCTTACCATCAGATATGTAATATAAAAATTTACAAATTAGTTTCATTATTTATTTTTTTTGTAGTGTGAGTACCATCTATTAACTGTATATCCAATAGTTAAAACTAATAACAATATCTTTAATATCATCTCTATTTCAGCAAATGTAGTAAATCCTATAACGGAACTATTTACTAGTATTGTTTCTGCTGTGTCCTTTGTTGCTGTTTTTATTGGCACTTTTAATATATGTTTTTAAAGCAACTTCGTTTTTTGCTTTAGGTTTATAATTCTTTCTCATTATGGATTAAGATCAGGTGTTAGGAAATCGTCTAGTGTAATCATACCTCCCCTATCTTTACGTGTTTCTCTTTCAATATTCATACCGGAGTAAAATACATTTTTAGTAGGACTTACATCCGGGCCTGTATTTGTGTTATATTCCGGATACGTAGATGTATTATGTCTTATATAATCTACTAACCTTTCAGTATAGAACTCAGCTGTGTTTCTAATCTCTTCTCTAAGACTACTCATGTCCTCTTGGCTCATACTTTCTATGTTTTCGCTAGTCTTAACACCTATTCCGTTATTAGATACTCTAACTCTTAGGAATGGTAAGCATTCGTAAAAAGCCCAATGTACTAATGCGTCTTGTATGTAGTCATCTACAAGTGTTTGATAAGCACCGGATAAACTACTTCCACTTATATCATTCTGTAGCTTAACAAACAAATCCGTTCCTAGTTTCGTTTCTATATACTTCTTTTGTGCAACTTTTAAGTATGGTAATATAAACTCATTGTCTACATTACCCCCTAAAGCTGTACTATCTTTAAGTTTGTTTTCTGATATAAATAAAATGTAATTTGCCATCTTAGTCTGTAGTATCTATTGAATCCTCTAATTTTTCAAATCTTTTTTCTTCTTGTTTGTAATTTGCAAGAGCTTTATTATAGAAAGTATCTAATTCTTTATATTCTGATGTAGGCTCCATTCCTAATTTTTTAATATTTTGAAATAATGTATCAAGAGCATCTTTCATGTCCTTTAAAGTGTTTCTTAATTTTATTATAGATACACCAGCTGCTGAACGACCTTTTGATGTAGGTTTTTGTGTTTTTCTGTATGCGTCATTTGCTTCATCAAACCTTTTACGAGCAAGTTTATAATCTTCTACTCTTTTATTATTTTGAAAAATCAAACTATCAAATTGTCCAATTTTTGTTAATGCATCTTTGTATAAAGATGTAACGGTGTTTTTGTATCTTGTGACTGTCTTAAAATCTTTTAACTCTATTTTTTTAGGCTCCTCTACTTTAGGTTTTTCCTGTATGTTAAACTCACTAAGATTCTTGTAAAATTTTTCTTTTTTATTCATTTTTTATTATTTTAATCCGCCTCTATTAGGCATGTTATATGGTATTCTACTTACTTTTTTATCGTTTGCTTTTGGTCTAAAACCTCTTGATCTAGCCTCTACTGTTCCTACTATGTCTGTAGCGTCTGTTATTTTTGTTCCTGTTGCTACCCCTAATTTATAAAAATATATTTTTCTACGCCAAAAATGAGAACAGTTTTTTCCTCCCTTATAAAACCAGATACTGTAAGTGTCCGCACCTCTAGGACCGAATCCAGGATTAACCGGTATACTACCCATCATTAATATATCTTCCTTACGATATACCTTACCTGCAGCCATCATTTTCTTACAAAACTCCCTTCCGTTTCCAGGATTTCTACCGGCAGCATATTCGTATCTAACTTTATACAAGTTAAAATCTCTGTCAATACCATCTTGTTCCGACCTACTACTTGGTCTTGCTGTTCCTGTTGTAGTTTTAAATTCGTATCTAGCTATATCGTTTAACTCATGTTCAAAATCAAAATCTTCATGCTCATCATCTACCTTAGTATCTGCAACTAATGTCCATTCGTTCTCATCTATTTCTTCTCCATGTGTAGCTAAGAATTTATCTAACTCACTAGCTTGTATAGGAACACAATTAGGCACTTTTCTACCATCTTTTATTTTATGTCCAATAGGTTCGTATCCACTCTGACATGGATTAGGACTTATCATTTCTTCTTTACAATTACACTCTCCAAGATCTAAGTCTTTTATCGTATCATGGTCTTTACAAGGCATGTAATATTCTTTACCATCTTGCGTATGTATATGATGTCCTTCACAACCTATTCTTTCTGCTTCAGCCTCCGCTTCTTCTATTGTATCAAACAAAGGTAATTCAATATTATCTGTAACAATACTACCTACCTTTGCAAACTCTTGTTCTTGTCCTGCTTCTAACGGTGGTAAACCTAATTCTTCTCTAATTTCGTCTGTAGTCATTACCTCTTTCATATCCTCTAAAGTAAATTTAGAAGTAATAGGTTTATTTTGTATAAATTCAATAGGTAACGCAATATTGTTTACATCTAATATTTTACTTATACATTTTAATATTGTATTTTGATAAGGTTTTACTACAGTATTTAAATATACCTCAAACGCACTGTTTAACTCATCTGCATTATTACCAAGTCCTGTATCGTTTTTAATACCCATTAACATAGGAGAAGTAACTCTGTGACCTGTAAGTATATTTTGTACTAAAAGTTCCTGTAACGCAAGGTATTGTTTGTCTGCGTTAGCTACAGCTATTGGTGTTATTGTAGGTGTCTTAGTTTGATCGTCTGAGAAAGTTAATACAAACTTACCACTAGCTTTCGCACCTGTAAATTTATTCTTTATACTATTTTCTATTTGAAATCTTTCTTGCTCTGTAGGAATACCATTGGCAAATGAAATAAAATAACTACCACTAAATCCATTTTCTATATTTGATAAGTGAAATTCTGCAACTCTTTGATCTATTAAAGCCCAATTACAAGCGGCTGTATAATCCGGTGTGTAGTATATGTCCATATTAGGACTGTATGTTCCGGAATACATGATTTGACTAGGGCTTGTTCTGTCATTCATGTTAAATGCAGGTACTTTATGAGGTTTGTTTTTTCTAGTGTTACTCCAATCAGAACAAACATAATAATATTCTACTCTACCTAATTTATTAGGTTTACCTGCTCTTATTCTTTCTACAGGTACATGATATATTTCTGCTATTTCTGTTCTAGTTTGATTCCATATAATGTTAATAGCAAAACCTCCCTGTAGTTTGTAGTCAAATGCTAGTTTCTTAATAACCTCATGTAGTGTTTCGTTAGAATTTGCCTGTGCTAAAAATCTTCTTAATTTAGCGTCAGCGTCTACATTATCATTCTCATCAATCATAATACCTTCACCTGCAATCATATCAGATGTAGCGTTTATAATTGCCGCATGAGTACTAGAATTGTAATATAAATCTATAAGAAATTGAGGATATAAATTTGCCCAGTTTTCTGTACCATACTCAATCCAATCCTTAGATATATTTTCTATAACTTTTGGAGCTGTCTGTGTTTCTAAATTTATATTTAATATCTTATCCATTATATATTATTTAAATGTGCTTGTAAATTAGAACGATCAGAACTAGACAATACAGTATTTGTTATTACTATTTCTTTACAAATTCCATCAAATGCACCTAATAACCTATCTAAATTAAAAGTTTCGCTATTTTCTATTTCAGAATCTTGTTGTACTCCGTTTAAATATGCACGACAATTACTACTTCCGTCACGTTCAAAACCTATATTAAAAAAAGTACCTGTACTAATACTTGTATCGTAATTCATAGCAGAACCCCCACCTATCTTTGCACGTAATTGTAAAGTAGAATGTACCCTAAAAAAATCATCGTCTGAAGCTCCTGTTGCATCGTTAAACATTACATCGTTTGCACCTGAACTTATAGTATCAAACTTTAATCTTGCATAAAAAGCAAACTGTCCTGTGAAATTAATTTGTGTAATATCTAATTTATTGTTACCTGTACCTTCTATACCCCCTGTTGCTGCGTCAAATGTAAACCTTGTTGCAGCACCTGTTGCGTTATTATTATTACCGGACTGATCACGCCAACCATGCACAGCGTCGTTATCTTCACAAGCAGTACCATCACTTTCGGTAATATCTGTATTATTTTGCAACCAAATTGTTAACCCTGATAAATTACTTGGATTCCAAGAACTATTAATATAATACCTACCTAAAGAATTTGTAAGTCCCAGTTTCATTATAGTGTATCGTTCTTATAAACTAATGCTAATCCTGTTCCTGATAATGTTATTGCTGTAAAGTTAAGAAACAATGTTGTACCTGCAGCATACGTTCTATGTAAATCTGCATCTGTTCCTGTTACATTACTACCTGTTGTTATAGCAGCTATTGTAGTTTCTACAGGAAAGTGTACTGCATAATAACTAACACCAGTAACTGCTGCTATAGCGTCTGTATCTTCTATTATTGTAACTGCTCCCTTACCTAATTGTTCTCCTAATAATTCTTGTGTACTATCCATAATTTTAATTTGTATATAAATAATTTGTTTGTGTTGTAGGTTCGTATTTTGAATATCTAACCTGTTCCGATCCTACTGTTTCTTGTATATATAGTTTTCCTTCTTCTACCTTACCTCTTACAACTCCGTTATTATCATTTACTGTTAATGTTTCTGTTTCAGAGTTAGGTGCGTTTGTATCATTTACAGCAACCGTACCATTCCAAGTAACTTCGTACACCTCATACTTCCAAAATCCGTAAGGTTTGAAATTTATATTCCCTGTAAATATATTCTCAGAAGTGTTGTGTGTAAAGGTATTTTTAACATATCTTTCGTTAGTAGTACCTTTTGTTCCGTATGCGTATTTTATATCCCCTGTCATATCACATATAAACTTAAATAAATACCTTACTTTATTTTCTAATACAGATGTATTAATTCTCCTTTCTTCTAAACTTAAGTATGTATCTATATTACTCCCGTAAACTCCTGTTATCATAATATATAAAGGGAATAATAAGGATTTATTTGTCTTTTGTAGTCTTAGAGGTACTTTTTTTAGTAAAATAGTCCTGAAGGCCTAACGGCTCTACTTGATTTGATCTAACGGTGTCTAAGACTATCGTATAACCGCCTGTTGATATTATATGTCCTTTGTATTTAGATTTTAATGTATACATAATAATTTTTTAAAGTTAAAAAAAAAGGGAGTTATTACACTCCCCTTTTTAAATATATAAAGTTCCTTATGCGTGTATCGTTGTTAATGTAAAGTTATCAAAAGGAACGGAAGAATATTGTCCTAACCTTAGACAAGGAAAGCTTTCTTGTGCTGTAAAGGTTAAATCGTATCCATTCATGTCACCAAATGCTGCTCCGGAATTAGCAGTACCTGCAGTTAATTCACATCCGTTTTCTACTCCAAACGCCCAGATCTCATTTTTACCTCCTGTTTGTTGATGTAATTCTACAAATATAATTAATCTGTTTTGTGCTAATAGTTTAATTTCGTTTCTATCATCTAGTGTTAATTTGTGAAGCTTAAGGTTAATAACGCCTTCATAAAATACAGTACCATTTTCTACTGACGCAGTTATAGTTTCTACCATACTTGCTTGTCCTTTTGGTATCTTGTATCTATAATAACCATCACTATACCCTCCAGCTCCTGCAATTTGTGTCAAAGCACCGGATGAATGTGTAATAGTCAAATCTTCATGTTGTGCAAAGTAAATGTTCTTTACACCACCCATGATGTCTTTACAATCCAATCCTCTACTTCTAGTTAATTCACAAGCCATATTGTTATAGTTTTAAAGGTTAATATTAGTTTACTCTTACAATGTCTCCTCCCTGAGCATGTTGCGTACCTCCTGTAAATCTAACAACAACTCTTATGTTATCTGATCCATCTAAAGCAGACATATCTAACATTCTAATCTCTGCATGGTCTGATACTAAGTCAGTTCCAAAGAATAAGTTAGAAGTTTGAGCTGCTATAAGTCCATTGTCTACCATACCTGGAAGTACAGCGATGTTTATTCCATTATACATTGGCTTAAATCCATCTCCCATGTTGTAAAGTCTTTCATATCCTAAAGCTGCTTGATTCTCTAAGTATAATCTGTAAGAAGATACACTCATATAGATATATAAATCCTCTTTAGTATATACAGCAGAAGGAATGTTTTCTGTAACCTTAGCTAAATTCTCATCTATATTTGCGTTTGTAAATGCAGTACCTGCACCACCTTGAGCATCTACCTCAACAGAAGTACCATCTCCGTTTAGGTTTAGGTTTATACCATCAAATTGTCCAGCGTTTGAGCTGTTACCATCCCATATATTAGTTTCCACATGATCTGCAATAACATCAGCTAAGTGTGAAATAACAAATGCTGTAAAGTCAGCAGACATTCCGTTGTTAGAAGCTCCTGCTCTCATTTGTGCTGCTTGCCAATCTGCTAATAAATCTTTTTTACATAAATCTACATTAATTTGTAGCTCTTTTGGATTAAGTACTCTTTCTGTCAATGTAAGTGTACCAGCGTCTGTAAAGTCGCAAGTAGCGTCTACAATAAGTCCAGAAGTAGCAACCTTTGTAATGTTTCTCTTAAATTTTACATTCTCTAATACAGTCAAAAACTCCATTGACTTACTAGACTTAAGGGCTGCTGCGATATACTGACCAGCATGTTCCCCTGCGTAATTACTTGTAATTGAAAATCCCATCTCTTTTTATTTTTTTTAGTTATTATTCAAGTTATACATAAATCTTTCTTTAGCGCTCATATCTTTATACGCTTTGTTAGATTTTATTTTGTTAGTTTTAGAAAATTTGTTTGTTGTAATAGGCTCAGCGGCAGGTTTTGCCGATAATTCTACAACTTGTTTCTGAAGATCAATAGTTTCTTCCTCTAAAGTTTCTTTGTATCCTTTTAATGTTTCCATTTCAGCAGATAACTCAGATAATTCTGTTTTAAACTCAGAAAGTAATTCAGATACTACATTAGAAACCTCACTAATAAGTTCCTCTTTGTTAAACTCTATTTCCTCAGTAGTTTTGATTTTTTTAGGATGTCTAGCTTCTGTAACTTCCGAAGGTTCTTCTACTTCTTCAATAATTTCCTCTTCCATTTTTACATCATCTTCATCTTTGTAGTCCTCATCCTCTTTACCTGCTTCTTCTTCTTCCGGATCTTCTTCCTCTTCTTCCATGATTTCAGCAACTTTACCTTCTTCCTCTACCTTAAAAGATACACCATCTTCTATTTTATATTCTCCTTCCGGTAGTGGTATAGTCGTACCATCTTCTGTAAGAACGGAAACATCAACACCAGCTTCTAAAGCGTCTGCGCTTGATACTATTGTAGTACCATCCTCTAGTTTAGCCTGATACTCAAGTGTTACCTCAGTTTCTTGGCTTAATCCTAAAGCTTTTAAAATTTGTTCTTTGATTTCCATAATAAATATATTTGTTATAATATATAAAGGGAGTTTTTTTGTGTTATTTGATTTTCAAAATACTTGCTAACGCTTCTAACACTTCTTCATCTGTAAATTTAGGCTTACTTAACGCCTCCATTTTATCTACAAAGTATCCTTCTATACTCAAACCTTTTAATTCTCCTTCTTTTATCCTATTCCACATGTCTTCATTATCTATTTTCATTTTAACAAACCATGTTCCATCCGGTAGATCAAATCCATACAGTTTTGACTTGTCCATATCCCCTTCCTTTATCCAACTTTCTATCGTTACAACACCTGTAACCTTACTTTCATGTTGATATGTCGCCTTATGATGGTTATTATACCTTAAATACATCTCTGAAGCCTGTCTTACAGTATCTTTTGAAAAAAATACATAATAATCTTGGTCTGTATCAGCATCGTACCTATAAATTTGTTTGTTAGGTATAAGCGCAGGACTTACTAACATTCGTTTTTCTTCATCTACCTTTGCAAGGGTAAGATTATTCTTAGATTTATCAAAATATACAAAGTCTACCTCTATTGCGGGATCTGTAACTAATGAAATAGCGTCTATTGCTAAGTCTTTGTTGTCTTCACTAATTACTAACTCAGTAATCTTATGATATTTCTTTTTTTTCTTTTTCTTTTTTGCCATAATTTTATATTAAATTGTTGATCGTCTATTTATATCAGCCATTTGTGCTTGACTATCCGTTATTTCTGATTCTACTACAAACGCTTTTACAGGCTCAGGCTTAAATCCACCTAATGTAAATGCTCCTGTACTAGCAGGTTGCATAGGTGGAGGTGGAGGTGAAGTAGTATCTGTTGTAGCTGGACTTCCACCAGATAATATTTTACGTATTTGTACAGCAGAAAAGGCTCCTGCTAGACCTGCTTGTATAAATGGATACCCAGGTATAAACGCTGCAATAGGACTTTTTTGAGCTGTTGTAAATGCGTTCTGTACCCCTTCTATACCAGATATTGTTGTAGCTGTAACTGCTGCAGCCTTACCTATTGTAGATTCCTGTCCTGCGATTTCTCCTATTAAAGCTAAACTATCTTGTGTTATAGCTTTTTTAGCATCTGCTACAGATTTTTCTAATGCTATTTTATCCGCTGCTTCTTTTTCTCTTTGTGCTTTTGTTTCTTCTTGTTCTTTCTCTCTTGCTTCTTTACGTTTTTCTATACCTTCATTAAATTTTTCAAGTTCTCTATCTACTATTTGATCGAATAAATCTGCTTGTTGTTTATCAAACTTTTCTTTAATTAACGCTTTTTGTTCTTCAAAGTTTTCAGCATCTTTTATAGCACGTAAAGCGTTTTTTCTGTCTTGTTCTATTTTCGCTTCTGCTCTTTTGTCATCGTCTTCTATTCTTAGTAACTCTATTTCTTGTTCTAATGTTCTTAATTGTTCTGCTTCTTGTTTTCTTTGTTGTTTTCTTTGTGATCTTCTTTGCCTACTACGTTGTCTACGTTTTTCATCGTCTTGTTCTTTTTTATTTTCTGCGTCTATTTCACTTTGTAAACTTGCTATTCTATCTTTTAAAGAAACTATATTATTTTTTATTTCATCTGAGTTATCACGTAACGACTGCGTACTATTTTGTATAGCTTGTGCTTCTTCATCACTTTTATCTCCTAAATTTTCCAAATCGTCTGCGTTTTGTCTTAGCGCTGCAGAATTTTGATCTAACTCTGAGTTACTGTTATTTAACTCATGTTGTAATCTAACTAAAGCCTTTTCTGATTCTGTATTAGCCTTAGCTAAATCATCTTGTAATCTTTGATTCCTTTTAAATTCATCATTCTGATCTGCTAACTCTCTATTTAGGTTTGCTTGTGCTTCTGCTACTCCATCTGTAGCTGTAGCCCAATCATACACCGCTTTTCCTATTGCTATCAAAGCTACTACTAAAGCACCGATACCAGTAGCTATAATAGCTAACTTTAAACCTTTCATAGCAACAGATGTAAGTTTTATAGCTCCTGTAAAAACTCCCTGTGCTGTAGCTGCTACACCTGTAGCTAATGCGCTTGCCTTTGTTACTACTATACCTACTTTTGATTGTGCTATAGCTAATTTTTCTGCTATAACTCTTTTAGCTGTTGTAGCCATTAATGCGGCTTCTGACATCATACGTACACCCATAGCTATAGAAATAGCCGCTTGTACTTTTACTTGTATCTTTTCTAATTGTTCGCTTTCACTACCTACAAGTGCTAAAGCTCCTTGAGCAACTGCAAAACCTCCAGCTATCCCCTCACCCATTTTCAAAAATGCTTCTGCTTTTTGTTGAGGTTCTAATCCTTCCATTTGTTTTTCAAGAGTTTTGATTTCACTACTAGCGTCTTGTATTGCTGTTGCTAACTTGTTAAAGTCTTCACTCCCTTTTTCTAAACCTTTTATTTCTTCCCGCGCTTGCGCTAATCCTTCTTCAAGCTCTCCTAATGTTTTTACTGACTTTGCTCCCCCTTTTAATATTAATTCTAATTCTACTTTTTCTGCCATATCTTAAAATGTTGCTGCTATTGTTCTATTTATATGTAATTTTACTACTGCATGCCATTGACAATTTACGTTGTTTTGTCCTGTTATCTGTATTTTTAGTGTATATGCTGTGCTTGTATCTATTGTTTGAGTTCCTAAACTTCCTGTTCTACCTAACAACCTGCTAATTTTTGCGTTGTGTGTCATTGTTCCATCATTAGCTGTTCTTATAGTACCATGATATTCGTATGTTTCATAATCACCAGGTGTTCCACTACTACCCCCTGACACTAATCCACTTAACCAAATCTCATATGTCGTTACACTATTAGCTGGTAACAATATTTCGTTTTGTAAAACGTCGTTACCTTCTATATACAAATCTACGTCCGATGTACTCGTTGTTTTACCTGAAACTTGTAAAACAGAATATTGTGTTAATCCTGGAGTACCTGTGTTATAACTACCCCCACCTATTGCAAACTCATTATCATGTGTAATTTTACCCTGTGAACCTAAAATTAAACAATTTTTTTTCTCATGATCTATAAGGTTCTTTTCTCCTACTACAAGAACATTATTATTTTTTTGTAATAACTGATTATCACTACCTATTAATATAGTATTTTGAGACTTAGATGTTTTGTTATTATTACCTAATAATTGTGCACTTGTCAAATCTGTATTTCTTTGTATATCAAAATCTACACTATAAGATTGACATATACCTAATTGTTTATTGTATTTATATCCGTAAGCTTCACAAGCTATCTGATTTGCTTGTTGTGCTTTTGTTCCATCTGTAAATATAACTTCTCCATTAATATCTACCTTTAGAGGTTTTATGTCAAATCCTTTTTTAAAATTCATTATCCTATTAATATAAATTCTACACTACTTAACTCATAAGGTTTGTAGTTTATTTTATTTACTCTATATTCCCTATTCTTAATTCTAATCTTATAATAAAACTCAAAGTTTTCTATGTCTGCCGGTGTTAAGTATAGCTGCATATTTACAACTCTTGTATCCGGATTATATAATTCATCATAATAATTAAACCAATATAAATTATACAAATTATCTACTGGTGTGTTTCCTATACTACCTATAAGTCCTATTGTTTCAAAATTGTAATCTTTTGTGCTGTTTGTAGTAGGGATTTCTGTCAAGTGTGAGAATTGTAAAAAATTAGTCCTAGTTTGTTCTGTTTGTCCGTTTTGTGCTGGAAGTTTTATACCTCCTACGTCTATACTTTTTTGTCCTATGTTATACAGTATTCTTGGTGTGTTTTCATACGACAAAAACTCTCCTTCCTTTTCTTCGTTTATAATAGGTATAGTTAAGTCTAAACTAAATTGACTTGCGTATGGTCTTATATATGTAGCACTAAATAATGGTGTTTCAATTTTTTCTTCTCCTTCTAATATTGTAAAATCGATATTTTCTCTTTCTGCCTGTCCATAATCTAATTGTGTTGTTTCTTTATAAACTCCAAGATCATAATCTTTTTTATCATTTTTATATCTAACTTTAACATTCTTTTTTAATGTAAGAGGTTTAGTTTTGTGTTCTGTAATATCTACCTTACTTGTCCAATCAAGTGTTTTATGTGTTATATATTGACTACTTCCTGTTATATACACATCTTCATACGGTTCTATAATTATATTAGTTTGATTATCCTTATCCTGCATAAATATAAGGTTAAACATTGTACTAATACTTTTTATAAAATCCCACTGTTTATGCTTACCTCTTATTGTTTGTAATATAGAGTTAGTTATTATAGCGTCCTGTTGATGTTGTATAAATATACTACCCCCAGGATTGTTACCTTGTCCAAAGTTTGTAGTATCTAAAGTCCCTCCTGGTAAGGTATAATCTGCTGCAACGGCACTTTTAAATTGTGGTTCTAAAGTATCTCCAGCATCTAATATTCTTTGAAAGAAACCTGTATAATTTACAATTCCTGTAAATGTTTGTGTGCTTAAATCTATTTCTTCTTTTACATTTCCGCTACTATCCTTCCAGCACCATCTAAAACTAAATGAACCAGATGAGCTAGAAAAACCGTTTATAGGATAGTCATATGATATATATATAATAGTACCTGCTCCAGAAGCAGTTAATTTGTGATTTGTATTACTCCAAAAACTTGGATTACCTCCTGTATTAATATTTAAAATAGATCCCCAAACTTTAGTAGCTATATTTGTATAACTTGTTGTTGTATTTTGAGATGTATAATTATATGCATTATATTGTGAGTTTCCTACTACTTGCGGTATTTGTTTTCCAAAGTTAAAATCCATATATAACTCTGTAAAGTCTGTACTGTTTAAAAAATCAGATTGATAAGTAAAACCTGACTCATTCATAATTCGATCAAATAGATATTTACAATTTACAAATGGTCTATAAAAATCTTGTAATCTACTTAGTACTACATTACCTCCGCTTATTTGACTATTACCATTCCATTTTACTGCAGGGTATTTTATAGTTTCTGAGGTACGATAACCAGACGTACTAGCTTTTAGGTATGTTACACCTGTTGCTGTTTCTGTAGCAACTATATTAGTTTTTACATACTCATGTTCTAACTCAGTTAAATCTATCTCATCAAACTTTCTATTTTTTAATGTATCTGCAAGTGTTATTGTATCCCCGAATAAATTTACATTGTAACTTATCTCTCCTTCTTTGTTTACTATGTCTATAAGTTTCAAATGTCCGTCAAATATAGTATAACCATTTTCTTTTAATATAGCCTTTGTACGCTTGTAAGGATGAAAACTAAATACGTCATCTTTTACACTTTTTGTTACATCAAATAAACTTGTAAATATTTTATTATTTCGTTTTGTTGCTGGTAATTTAAAAGGTTTACTAAAACTTTGTTTCTTCTCATGTATGTTTTTGAAATCATCTACACTTAAATTTAACGGTATATAACTTTCTTCATATAGATCACAAATAACTTGTCCGTCTTTAAATATATCTACTGTAGGTGCTGTACTTACATTTTCTCTAATAGATATTTCGTTTATTTCTAAATTAGTATCATCATTATTAAAATATGTTAATACAAAAACCATTGTAGAATTTGTAGCTGTAAATGTAAGTGTGTGTGTTCCTATTGCAGAAGATAGAGTAACGCCATTTTTTATAGTATCAAATGTTACACCACTAACTGTATAACTACCTACTGTTCCTATTATAGTAATACCACCTGTTGTTAATCTTGTTATTTGAATATCATAACTTGCACCTACTTGTAAATTGTCTATTTTTTGAAAACAACCTGACGCTCCTAAACTACCACTTGGAGGACTGTCAATAGTTAATTTACCAGAACTTATTGTTGGTACATTTGTTGTTCCAAAACTTCCTCCGGTACTATTAAATTTAGTCCACATATTAAAAGGTAGTGTTGCTTCTAATGCGTCTAACGGCATACTACTAGGATTTGTTACAGTTTGTGTTATAGACGCTACAGATCCAAAACTAAAATTTGAAACATATTGATTAAATACAGGTTGTGATATAACACTATATTGACCTTCAAAGTTTTGCGGGTATAGGATTAATTGTACACTCATTACATTAATTGACTTTTCTTTGTTTTATCTACTTCTATATTAAAAGTATATTGTATTAGTCTGTCATTTGCTTTAGTTTTTCTAGTATGACTACTGTCTGTTATTCTAGCTGGTCTTATATACTTTCGAAGATAACCTTCATTTGCATTGTCTGTAGATCGTTGTTCTAATATATATACATCATTACTATTAAATAATTCTTCTAACCAAATAGCGTCCTCTTCTGTAATAAAATCTGTATTTAACACTATACTTTCTGTTGTATTGTTAGTAAAGTATTTCTTACCGCCTAAGTGCCCGTCCGGTCTAAACCTACTCCCGTTCCACGATCCTGATATTTGAGTGTATGATTTTCTGTCTGTATTAAAAGTCTTTACAGATTTTTTAGTAAAATTATAATAATCCCAACCACCGAATTTATTTAACCACGTTAGACGTATTGTTTCGTAGTTCTTACAGTCTTCTTCTTGATTATAAAATTCGTATATTTGACTTATTGCTGTTCCTGTACTATCAAATGCTTGTACTGTGTAGTAATCCCAGTTAGTAGGTATTGTTATACCTGCACCTCGCATATTACCTATACCTATACCTGCAAATTGAAACTTTGTATTACTATCATTCATATAACCTGCATGTCCTCCATTTGCGGCTTGTATACTATTTGTAATTAAAGATCCTGTTGTAGCTCCATTATAATAAAATTGTATCTCTAATTGTTTTACGCTAGGATGTGTTGCACTAGCTGTACCTACTACAAAATCATAATTGTATTGACTAAAATAAGGCATTGTTAAATAGTCATTATCTCTTAAATATTGTTTTACTGGAGCATTAGTAGCAAATTTGTCTGTATTACTATTCATAATAAAACCTGCTTGATCTATATGATAACCGAAATTACCTGTACTACCATCAAGGTTAATTACATCTGTATCATATAACACTCCGTTATATAGTATTTTTATATCTGCATCTACATTAGAATTATATTGTTTAGAAACACTACCTGTTGCACTATCTGACGCTTCTACATTAAATCTAACTTTAAAAAATCTTACAGAATTTCTATTAGTACTAAACCTATCTATTTGATGTATGTTATGAGGTTTTATTTCTGAGAATTGTACACCGTTATATTTAGATTTGTGTATGTCATTTGTATTATGTACAACGCCTCCTAAGTAATCCGCACTAACATAATTTTGTAGTAAAGGACTTAGATCAAACATTCCGTATCCTTCTCCATTAGGAGATACTTTTAAAACTGCAACTCTATTTTCTGCGTTTGTAATATTAGCTGTTTTTTTACTTACAAATACTTCAGCTGTATATTTTATTTTAAATTTACCTGTACTTGGATTAATAGTAACAGAATCATACATTGTATATATAATATTACTATTTGCTGGTATTAATCTATATTTAGGTTGTTGTTGTATAACTAAACTCATAATATTTTTTGTATATTTTTACTAATGTCTTTTCCAAAATTCTTTTCTAATTCCTTTTGAAACTTTTTAAAACTCATTGATAGCGGTTTTGTGTAATAACTTGCTGCTCTTATTCCTTTTTTCTTTACGCTTTCTGCTATAGCAAATCCAAGACTTTTGTCTGTAATAAATCTGCCGTCTTTACCTCTACCCTTTAATCCTTTCCTCTTTGCGTAATTTCTAAATGTACCTGTTGCGTTTTCTAATCCTTTTAGATTACTTGTAGATCTATACTTAAACGGACTAGGTTTTCTGTTTCCCTTTTCATCTATGTAAGACCTACGGCTTCTTGTTCCGGAAACTCCTTTCGCAATATACTTACCATGCTCAGCGGATAAAAATTCTAATGTAATACCTTTAACTGTATTTTGTACTTTGTACTTTAACGAGTTTGTCAATCCTCCGGTATCATTCCTCCGCTTTAAGATACTTTTAGCTTGTCTAACTATATAACCCCCATAACTGTTTAAATACTTCTCTAAGCTCGTAAAATCTAATCCGAATAAAGCCATTATACGCTCGCTATAAATAATTCTACTTGTACATTAGATGAACTAACCGGTTGTACTTCAATAGCTGACATATCATTTGTCATACTTGCCATCGCTGGATCTCCATCCGCTTCTGCTACCGCTACATCTTCTCCATGAAATAATATATGACTAGCTCCAGGAGTAAGTCTTACTTGATAGTTTGTAGAACTTGTAGTTATTATACCTACTATTAATTCTGTTGTATCATCTAAGTTAGTTACCCTTATATACCTTACATCATTCAAATCTATTGCACTTTCACTACCATGGTTAGATGTTGCAAACTCTGCTATTGTAGTAATATTAGAATGTGCTGCTGTTAGTGTTCTTTCTAAAGTATTATTTATACCTGTTGTAGTAAGTGTATTTGTAGAACCTCTGTCTGATCCATTAATAACTACACTTTCTGTAATTGTTGTTGTTAAATCTGCCATTATTTTTTATCTATTTGTTTTAATTTACTTATTGCCCAGTTTATACCACTAGAACCACCCCAAGCATCCCACATCAAACCCCCGCAACCTTCTGAGTATGGAACATCTTTATTTTGTTGGTGTCTTTTAAATGAAGCCATGCGAGCGATCGTATCTCTTGAGATGTTTTCTCTTCTTGCTAATTGGCCTGCTCTTGTCCACCCCACACGAGTTCCACAAGAACTTCCGTTTTCCTCTTTCCATTTTATAGCACGTTTAGCATTGTTAGTAGCTGCCTTGGGATAGTCGTTGTAGCTTTCTAAGTCTATACTTATCTTATCTAATTTTTCTAATAATTCGTTATAATCCATAAGTTATTTTTTATTGTTATTTTACACATATCGTAGTATTGTCTATTGGTATATTACAAGTATTTAACTCATTCTCTACTATAACTCCTATATTCATAACCCAACCCGCAACCGCATTGTCAAATCTTTCTGTAAAAGGTTCGCATGTAAAATCGTTATTTATAAAATATCTTGCCTCTTCTCCAGCCTCTGTGTTGTAATGATATAATATCTCTCCGTTCTTTAACAAAGCTATAATATCGTTTTGTATTTCTAACATATCTGATAATACTTCCTGTTCATTACTATTATCTTCATTTACTAAGTCCATTACAAATAATTGATAGTTAAATTGTCTTTGTCCTTGTGTAATATCTACTGATACAGGATTAATATGTAATAAAGGAAATAAAGTATTTTTGTCTAGATCAATATCCCACAAATCTCCTGTTGTTGTTGTATTTATTTGTAAGTGTTGTTGTCCTAAACAAACTAATGTATCTACTACATTATTATATGTTTTATATCTTATTGAATCTACGCTCATCTTCTATTTTTTGATTTAAGTCTTTTTTATAAGCTAAAAATGTAAGTGCTTCATATACAGGCGTTTTAGTCACCTTATTTATATTTAATATATTTTCATTTGCTAACATATATATTGTATTATACCACCCCCACTTTGTATCTATTGTTTCTCCAAATTGTTTTTCTGTTCTATCAACGCTTCCTTCAAAGACTTCTGTGAATGAATCATAAGTTCTCTTTCTAAATCGTAAAAAAAAACGCTAGCCGCATGTACTTCTTTAACTGTTAGTTTTTTCTTAAACAGATCTGCCCTATCTCTATTAGGTTCGTATTCTTCTATTCTATACTTATCTCCGGATTGTGCTATTATAGGCCTATATAATACAGACAATATTAAATGTAAATTCTCATCAATGTCTTTAATATAAGTTTCAAGATCTATAAACTCACCTAATGTCATATCTTGTAGTTTAGGATGAAAACCATATTTAACATTATCTATTTCTACTATGTGTTGTAACTGATCTTCCGGTTCTGATTCTAAAAACTTTGTAAGATGTCCTCCTAGTTTTCCTATACTAGGCAAATCTAATACATATAAGTCACGTTTAGGTATATCACTAATAGCAGATATAATACGTAAAACTTTCTCTATGTCATGTATCTTAGTATCGTCTTTTAATACCTTATTAATCCTTTGGTATCTACCAAGTGTTAATTCATTCCAATGTTCCGGAATGTTAAATCTAAATACTTTTTTGCCTTTGGTAAGTTTGACTTTCATAATATATAAAGGGATTTTGTTAATAATCGTTTACTGTACGTAGTATCTTCCAACATTAGCGTCTATTTCATAATACATTCTCATCATTATAGCGTCAGCATAATCCGGTGATCTACCTAATAATTCTTTTATTGTATCTTTACCTATAATAGCTAGTTTTGTATCTTTGTCTATACCTGTCCTCCTTACTTGTTCTAATTCAGATATGATTATAGTTTTTAATTCTGTATTATCTGTATATAAGCATACCTCATCTTTATTTATTAACTCAGCTAATTTGTAATAACATTGTGTTTTGAGGTTTCTGTAATTTTCTCCTTTTAACGCTTTAGATCCATTTACAAAACCTCTACATCTAAGTATATCTTTAACACCTCCTCCAACACCATCTTCATCTACAATTATGTTATATGTATTTACTACATATTTGTTTTGTAATTCTTTAATCTTATTAGCGCAATCCGTAACACTACTAACATCCATTTGAACATACTTAATTACTTTTAGACCTTTCCATACAATTATTACAGTCCTATCATTTCCAAACCTCGCTATGTCCGCACTAATGTAATAATTATCACCTTTGACGGACTTATTTTCAAAAGAGGTCTGTAACCTATCCCACTCTATTAACCTGTCGTCTGCGTCATCATACTCCCAATTACCATATAATAGTCTTTGTTTGCTAATATTGTCTAATTTCTTTAATTGTTCCTCATAGTGTTTTGATATGTGTGGATTGTCTGTAACTAATGATTGTATAAATTTTCTATACTTAGGTAACTCATTATTTTCATGAGGTCTATAAAAGTCTGTATATACCCAATTCTTAGCAGGATTGCAAGTAAGTAATAGTTTCGGTATTAAATTATAGTCATCTAATTTATACCTTAGTCTTGAAGATAATACTGATTTTGCTTTTTCTCTAATCTGATTACACTCATCTACAAATGCTAGTGTTATTTCTAAACTTCCTAAACTATCATAGTTTGGATCTGCAGGGTAATGAAATAAATCCTTAAGAAACACCTCACTACCATTATAAAACTTTATAGTATTACTATTTCCGTTATATACATAGTGTTCTCCAAACTTTAGATTAAATTGTCCGCATACCTCAAAGAAAGTATTTAGTGTTGTAGCTTTTAAATTAGATAACTTAGATCTACCTATAAGACATCTAATACCTCTATACTGTAAACAATTAATTATAACCCAAGCACAACCAGTCCATGACTTACCTCCCCCAGCTGCACCACCAAACAATATTTCTGTTGTTTCGTTATCAAATAGGTAATTAAAACATTCTCTTTGTTTCTTACTTAGATCCGGTATAATCCTCATTAAGATTTAACTCTATTGTAATAGGTTCGTTCCCTGTTGTAATATCAAGCTCCGACTTCTCAATGTATCCTCTTTTCTTTCCTTTTGTTTTTAAATAGAATATTGTAGCACTTGTAGAACCATCCTTCATTTGTGTGTGCAATTGACTTTCTGCAAAATCCAAAGCTATCTCCTCAATATCTCTTACTTTGTCTGCAAACTCTGTATCCTCTTTTAACCATTTGTAGTATGTAGACCTTGGTATATCAGAAGTTCTACATGCTGTAGTTACTACACCTAATGATTGTTCTAACGCTTTTAGAAATAAATCCTTTTTTATATGCCCACTATTGCTCATCTTCTTTGTCTTTAGGTTTCCATGATTTGCTAAACTCTAAGTCTTTAAATACTTCTGATTTTGGGATACCTGCTCTATATAATAATCTAACTACTTCCTCTTTCTCCATTTGTAGTCTTTTCATTATCTCTTTTCCTTCTAATCCTTGTTCTACCATCTCTACAAGTATATTACTCATCTCTAATACTCCGTGTGTTCCTCTTGCTCTATTGTGTCTTATAGTAGCCATTTGTTGTTGGGATATATCTTTAGGTGTAATCATAACAGTAGGTACATATCCATCTGTTAAGTCTTTTAGATCTTCTGATACTGTCCACCTATGAAATCCATCTACTATTGTCATATCCGGATTTATTACAATAGGCTGCGTCCAACCATCTTCCTGTATAGATATTTTTAGTAACTCCATTTCAGTACTAGCAACTCTATTCGGATTATAGTTATTAGGTTTTAACTCTTCTCTTTTTCTCCAAACAATATTATTTAGAGGTTGTTTATCGTATTTTTTCATATATAATCATTATTAATATTATTAACCAAAACAAGCAAAACATTATAAACTCATTACTTTCCATATCTATGTATAGCTTCTTCCATTGTTATTCCCATCTTATCTCTTTTCTTTACCGCTGCATTAAATAATGCGTTTATCTGTCTACCTTTAAAATCACCACGCAAAGCACATCTACATAAAAATTCCCAAGACATACCTGTAATAGGATGCGGTTCACTATCCTCTATTTGATCTCTTGTCTTATTATAATGATAAGTTTTCATGTAGTTATTAAGTGTTTTCATTACTTCGTTTTTGTATTTAGGACTATAACTATCTAGTATAACTTTTGTGTATTCTTGATATGTTAAATGTTCCGGTTTGTTTTTAGGATTACTGTATAACTCAGTGTTTCCGTATCTCCATGCTGTAGCAACTCCAGGTACTCTATTTAACATTTTACTCCACATCTCAGGAAAACATTCACTATATATCCATAAACCTCTTAACGGTTCTTCTCCATACGGAGGACATACTCTTTGTGTAAGATACTTTCCGTATAGTTTTGTTTTATTAAATACATCATAAGTCTTATTATAATCCCAACCTAACTTATGTACTGCTAACCATACATCTTGACTACTCCAATCGTAAATAGGATGAGCCATTACTGTATTCCATACAGCACTACTTTGTATATAACTATCATTCTTTTTCGATGTTATTACAGACATTCTTCTCATACTTTCTTCCGTTCTAACTCCTGTAAGATATATAACAGAACCTACCTCTTTATCAAAATAATACGGACTAAAATCTTGAAATGATAATCCTTTCTTCCATCTCTTATGATCTGTAATAGCTTTTTCTGGTAGAGGTCTTACCCATAAATCCTCTTTATCTTTATCCCAACAATACCAATAAGGCTCTTCATTACTACAAGCGTTTCTGTGTTTCCACTCCATACAAAGCCATATAAAATTAATATCTTCTATTTCAGACACTCTTTGTACATATTCAACGGTTGGTGGATGTACAGCCTCTTCATCAAAAAACATTACATCTAACGGTAGCTTATCCATTTCTCTTGCAACTTCTAACGCAACATTTAATACCGCTGTACTATCTTTACCACCACTAAAACTAACACAAACCTTATCGTAATTTTTAAAACAATATTCTATACGCTTTTTACTTGCTATATAAACATTATCTTCTTGATAGTTTTTTACACTCATATTATTGTGTTCTAATTGTTTCTATTGATCCAGCACTAACAAAATCTCCTTCATCATTCTGTACTATTGTTCTATTAATCATAGGATGTACTATGTCTGTTGCTCCAAAATCACTATCCGGATGAAAAGCTATTACATCCATATGACTATCCGTTGTATCAAATTTGTGTGTTCCTGCTAAATGTATCTTACCATCTAATCCTACTCCTTCTGAGTTTTCCATACCTTCTTGCCATTCTTTTATCACAAATATCATACCCTTAAATAAAGGTAGAGTACCAAAAGGTGTAACACATTCTCCATATCCATCAGCTACAATACCTATTCTATGACTCGGATGCGTATGCGCTGTTTGTGTTATATTCTTTGGAAAGTGTAAATGATTAAGACAGGGATCTCCTAACTTTACCGGAGGTATTAATAAACTGTCTGTACAACCATCAATATATTTAAGTCTGCCGGTTTTTTCTATATTACCTCCAAATGTATTCATTGCCCTGTATTGTGTTTGAGGATATATACCTTTTGTATGCAATACTTCTATTAATATAAACTTAGATCCATGTACTTTCTGACTTATAAAAATTCCATCTACACTAAAATAACTACCAGCAGTTATAAACATATTATTATATAAGTTTGTTATTATAGTGGCGTTACCTTCGTACACATATCCGTAATAACTACAATCATTGCTTAACTCAGGCAATCCTTCATTATCTATAACATTGTAGTATCTTATCGGATACTTTTCATGTTTACTATCATCAAATAGTAATCCTGCTTTTTCATTTGAGAAACTAATAAATGCTAGGTTCTCTTCATATTTTATGTTTTCTGGTATCATATTTTTTTATTTATAGTTATTTACTAAGACCATTAAGGCCTCCTCTAATTTTATATCCTCTCTTTCTCTTATTGTATTTAGTGTTTCTACAAGTTTCTTTTTGTTTTCATATAACATAATACACTCAAACTTTCCGTAGTCCTCATCTTTTACACTAGGTTTTACATCTTCAAATTGTAGATCATCATCTAGTTTAAAATAATCATCTTCATTTTGCCAAACATCAAGCCCCCAATCCTTTAACTCTATTGTATTCCAAGTATTACCTAAAACATCCCAGTTCCAATCCCCAAAGTTTACATTGTCTTTTACTATAAATTCTCTTTTCTGTTTGTCTGTTAATCCTGTAGCTATCTTGATTGGTACTTCTTTTAATCCCGCTTCTATAGCTGCTTTATGTCGCATGTTTCCTCCCAGTATAGTCATATCTTCATCTACTACAATAGGACGCAATTCTAACATTTCAGGAAATTCTCTAATACTATTAACTAACTTATCGAACTTTGCGTTCTTTATAATTCTTGGATTATCTTCGTTAGTTTTTAATTTGTTGATTTTCATTTTCTTATCCATATATAAAGGGCTTTATTGTTAATTATTTTTCTGTATTATTATATTTAAAATCATTCCATAACCGATCACCACTCATGTGTTCCTCATTCCTTTTTATGTCTGGAAATCCTTTGTACTCTTCTGTTTTTATCTGTTCCATGTAGGTATCACAACATCTAGCTTCCTCACAAACTAATCCTTTTATCTCTATATACTTAAATTTTACTTTGTATATATTTTTTTTATTACCGCATATATGACAAATAAACTTCACAACCTATCCTCTATTTGTGTTAATACATACATACCTAAAACAAAACCTACTCCAAATATTACTAAATACATCATTTTTTATATTTTAAATATACTTCTTCTTTTGTTATATGTTTTTCTTCAAATCCAAACTGCATTTCAAATCCATAATCTTCTGTAATTATTTCAGGCAAAACAACTTTACCATTTTTTATAATAGTAGGTTTGTAGTAATACTTCTTAGTTTTCCTACCTACTCTGTTATTATTATTCTTCATAGTTTTCTATTATTTGTTTTATACCTCTATAACACTGCATAAGACAACTATTACAATTTGTATTAATTCTAAAACCTGTGTTATATATTGTGTTATGTAATTCTACCATTTTCTGTTTCGCTTCTTTTGTTTTTGCTTCTCCTGTCTTAATATCTTCCCATATTTCAAAGATTTCCTTTTTTAGGTGCTCAGGTATCTCTTTTGTTTTTAAGTGTTCTGTAGCCTCCCATTTGTTCTCAGGACAACTCATTATAGCTATACTTGCTTTTATCCTCATAAAACATCCGCACTTTTTACAAGTCATTGTAGGTTTAAAAAGATATTCACATGATCTACATACATCTAATCTTTTATTGTATAGTTTTTTATCTATAAAAAAATTACTCACCTAATACTTCTTTTAATATTTTTCTTACATTATCTATTGTATTAAATAAACTATTCCTACTTATTCCTGTTTTCTTTGCTAGTGTATCTAATGTTTCTTTATTTTCTACACTATAATATAGTTTGTATATCTCCTTATCATACCAATACATCTTATCCAACTCTTGATCTATTTGTTCGTAATATTGCCAAGTCTTAACCTCATTATCTGTATCTGTATAATTGTAAACAATATAATCTACATTATCTAAATTTGTTAGATTATCGTAATACTTTGTATATGTAGAATAAAACTTGTTCTTCTTAGAAGTGAAGTATCTCCTAAGTGTCAATGCAGAATATTTTATTAATCCTTCCTTGCCGTCTTTATCATAAATACTTCTCAAAGTATCTTGATTCATATTTAAAAAATACTCATATAACATTTGAACAGAATCGTTAATCCTATCTTGACAGTGTGTATATTGTCCTGCTATACCTTTAAAAACAATTTCTAACTCTATTAATACATCAGCTATTTTACTCATGTCTTAATTTTATTTTATGTAAATTTTCTACTACTTTAACAGTTCTATTGTATAGTAATTGTTTTTGTATTTGTATTTGTAGAGAATTATCTTTGTTAGATATACCGCATAAAAAACCACTACTCATTATTGACAATTGTAGTGGTATAATAGTTAGAAAATCGTAATAGTTTCCGGAATTATACTGCTCTCCGTACTCATTGTGATAATCAATTATTGCATTTAAGATCTCTATATACTCAATCTCTTTATCTTGATTATTTACTAGAGGTATAATACCATCTAATACTGACTTCATGTAGTCTTCAATCAGTACCTCATGTTCTATACAAGAATAGATGGGTTTCATGTGAAACAATTTTACATATACATCTGCCTATTTTTATGTAATTTTGTAAAAAGTTATTCACAATCTTTTATTAATATCTTTACTTTCTCCTTATAATGATCGATCATTTCAACATATTCATGCCTCATATACTTAACTGTAGACTTACTCATTAATACTAACTCATCAGATATGCCTTCCTCTATCCTCAAATCTAATAGTTTTCCAAAAGTGTATTGTTCTCCTTGATTAAACATATTACATTTTACACATTGGACTTGTACATTAATTTCATCCCATCTTGTTGGTAGATGTCTTCTACTCTGAAAATGTCCTGCTTGTAGTTTTTTATAATGATCTTTTTTACCGCAAGTAAAACATTCTGTAATTCCGTTTTTGTCTGCATATCTTAATCTTATATACAAACTAAACCATTTATCTAATTCTTTCTTTAGTTTAGGAATGGATTTTTTTTTCACTTTCTAGCTTTTATTGTAGTATAAAAGTGTTCCGGTTTTCCGTATATCCCTGTTTTAGTTTTAGATAATTTGTAAAGGTATCCTTCTCTTTGTAAATTACTCATTGCTCTTCTTACGCTTGTTAAAGGTACATTTTTATATGCTTTAAAATGTTCCCATACCTCAGAAGCTGTTAAGTTTCTAAACATAGTATTATCAAATATAAAACGTACTATTTCTTCCTGTTTCATATTTGCTTTTTGTGCTTTTAAAAATTCTTCAATCGTTAAATTGTTTGTGTTGTGATAGTGTTTTGTTTTCATAATGTAATAATTTAAATAATGTTAATAATAAATAGGTTAATAAAAAAGCTATTCCAACTAGTACTATACATACTAATACAATCGGAATAGTTATAATAATAAGTATATATTGATATACATTCATAATATAGTTAATTGGTTATCTAATTTAAATTTTTGTTTATATATAACTAACATACTTGGAAAAGGAGCGCTACCGCTTTTATTAGGATTCGTAAATTTTAATCTACCTTTTATAAATATTAGATCTGCTTTGTTATATATATATTTGTGAAAGTATTTAGTGTCTGTTCTTACAGGTATTAACATAACTATTAATTTTGTTTTATCTGATTCCTCATAACACTTTTGTACCCATAAGTCTATTTGACTATACGGAGGATTACACCAAACTACTTCATTACTCCAATCTTTAAAAAGTCCGTTATTTTCTTTAGTATAGTATTTTTTACATTTATAGTTTGTATCGCTTGCTGCTACATCTATTGTAAAATTGTATTGTATATTTAATTTTATAAATAAATCATTAGGTGTTCCCCACTCATCTGTTTCAGAACTAAATATAACTTTCTCTCCTTTCATCTTAATTTAATTCTTTTAATTTCATTAGATATATTTTTTATTCCTGTACCTGTTCTACTTCTGTACTTTAATCGTTTGTCTTGTCTTTCCGGTTCTTTATCTGTATTATTCCAAATTAATTGCCTGTGTGCTTTGATCCACAAATAATATGTCTGTACATTAAGAACAAACTTGTCTGTGTGTCGTACACCGTTTCTAAATGCTTGTTCTATATCCTCAAAGGTTAAATTTGCAAAGTCCTGTAAGATGTCATAATATAAACTCTGTGCAAGTATTACAAGTGTTTTATCATCTTTACTTTGTCCTAACTCTACAAATGTCTTTGTAATTAGATCTAAACATTTAAGTTTTAAATCCTTTTCTGTATGTTCTTTAATAGTCATATATCAAATCAAATATAAAGTTAGCGTCTACTCCTGTTTCTTGCATTATTCGTTTTATGTGTTCAACTTTTATTTTGTGAGGATTGTCCATATATCTGTCTATTGTACAAACTGTAACCTCAAGATCTAATGCAAGACCTGCTCTTATAAATCCTTCTTCTTTTAAAAATTGATGTAATTTACTTTTGTCTATTGTTGTGTATGGTGCTTTTTTAAATCTGTTTACTTTCATAGTCCTAGTGTTTTCTTTGCTTGTTGAT